AAAACAATAAAGTTGAAATTGTATCAAGAGATTATATCCACTCTTTTATGACTGATTTTGTTGACCCTAACAAATCTAAAAAAGGAAGTCAATTAGTATTTAATGAGTTTTTTAAAAATGCAAAAAAAATATCTTCTGAAGATGCTCTAAATACTTTACTAGATAACATTGAAGATTTTGACAACAAAATATTAAAAGACACAAAAACAGAATGTTATAGACTCTATAAAAACACAATAGTAAAAGTAACAAAAGATAAAATAGAAGAAATAAACTACCTAGACATAAATAAATATGTATGGAAAGCCAGAATAAAACAAAGAAACTACATTAAAACAGATTCAACAGAAAACGACTTTAAAGACTTTATTAAAAAAGTTAGCAACAGCGAAAAAAATAGAATAGAATCACTTGAAACCACAATAGGATACTTAATATCAAACTACAAAGATAAAAAGCATCAAAAGGCGGTAATTCTAAACGATGAAGAAATAAATGATAATCCAAACGGAGGATCTGGTAAATCACTATTTTATAACGCTCTAAAACATTTTAAAGAAGGCGTTCAAATTGATGGTAAATTATTTAACCACAATAAATCATTTATCTACTCAGGAATAAACCATGAAACTGAATTAATGTGTTTTGATGATGTAAAGAAAAACTTCAATTTTGAAGCCCTATTTTCCCTTATTACAGAAGGTATTGAAGTAGAACAAAAAGGTAAAGACAAATTCTTTATACCATTTGAAGATTCTCCAAAAGTAGTAATTACCACAAACTACGTTATAAAAGGGGCTGGAGGATCACACCAAAGACGTAGGCATGAAGTAGAGTTTTTCCAATACTTTAATTCAAATCATTCTCCTCTTGATGAATATGGTAAACAGCTATTTAATGAATGGGATGAAAATGAATGGGCAAATTTTGATAATTATATGCTTTCTAACGTGCAAAAATTTCTTTCTAATGGTTTGGTTCAGGTTAAGTCAATAAATGCCAATGTAAAGAGGTTTATACAAGAAACACATGAAGATTTTTATGACTGGGTATCTGATGAAGATAATATCTATCCAAACTCTAAATGTTACAACAATGATAAATTGAGAGATTTTATAACAGAGTTTAAAGGATGGGAAAAAACTCTAACAAATAAGAAGTTTTTAAAATTTATATCTGAATATGCCAACTTCAAAGGATACATATTAGAAAAAAAGAGAGATAATAAAGGCAGGTATTTTATACTTAAAACTCCAAAAAATGATAACCATGAAACTTCCATTAATTCAGTTTTTGAAGAAAATCCAATGGATGTTGACTTTTAACAAAGTGGAATATCTATAATTTATAAGGGTAAGCATTAAGTTTACCCTTTTTTTATGTCAATATTCCACGTAATATTCCACTTAGAGCAAAATATTCCACTTTGATTCCACTTTGTTTACCCCGAAGTGGAATGCGGTTAAGTCTTGTAAATCATTGATTATCAATTAGTTACAGCCCTTTTATTTATATTATTCTTTAATATTCCACTTATTCCACTTTAAAAAATAAATTATAAATATAAATAGTAATAGTATTATCTTTTTTACACTAAAGAAACTAGGGTACTTTTCGTGGAAAGTGGAATCTTTATATTTTTTGAAAGTTTTATTTGCAAATATGAAAACTGTTTGCGTAATTAGCATAAGCAAAACAATAATAGATATGTTAATAAAAGCAAAAAGAAAAAGCGAAAAACTAAACATGAACATTAGATTAGTTAAATCATTTGGGGGTACTTATAATGTTTGTGATGATTGGAACAGAATGTTACCAGAACAAACATCTTTATTCTCTGGAATGCAAAATGAAGATACATTAGCTATCAAACTTTTTAACTCTTTGTGATCATGAAAAAAACAATTTTATCAGTTATTGCAGTTCTAGGAATTGCAACAGCATTTAGCCAAACAACTCAAAAAGTAAAGTTTGATGAAATACCAGTACCTATTTATTTTAAATTTAGAAACGATTATTCAGAAGTTAGACTCTCTGCTGCAGGAGAAGAACCAACAACTTATATAGATGTAAAAAACTATTACATTAAAGACGGTTGCATATATTTTATCATTGAAGATACTAACGGAGCAGAGTTATTATTTGTAAAATGTGAAGATAATTCAGCGGCTTTAAAAATGTCTGATGATAAAATTTATAATGGACATGTTGTAAATGTTACACATCATTAATCATGAGTAAGACAATAGACAAAATAATATCATTCGCTATTTTAACAATGCCAGTTATAGCGATCATTTATTTCATTGTAAAACTATTTCAGATATGAACAAAGTAAAATTATATCAAGGCTCCTGGATTAAGTACCAGGAAGATCTTAAAAAGTATGTTACAGAAGATGTTATCCATAAGAATTGGACACACTTCTTAGAGTGTTATCAATTAGGTGCAATGCCTTGTAAGGCTGTAAATTGGTTATAAATTTTAAAAGTTGTGTAGCTATAAAGGTCCTAGTCGTTTGATTAGGGCTTTTTTTCGTATATTGAACTGAATAATCAGTTTTTTTCAGTTATGGGAAAGAATGGAGGTGCAAGGCCAGGTGCTGGACGTAAATCCAAAGCAGAAGAGTTTAAGCTAATTGAGAAATTAGATAAGTACATAGACCAACAAAAGGTATTTGAAACTTTAGGAAACCTAATAGAAGAGGGTAACTTAAAGGCTGTTGAAATATACCTTAATTACTATTTTGGTAAACCTACTGAAAAGGTGGACCATACAACGGACGGAGAAAAGATTAATAACCCTATTGTAGTATTTGGTAAGTCAAAAGAAGATTAATGTCTAAAGTAATATTAAACCCTAAATATAAGCCCCTGTTTGATGATAGCGATAAAAGTCGTTACTTCATCTGTACAGGGGGGCGATAACGTGGTTCTGGTAAGTCGTTTAGTATAACTTTGTATTTAGTATGTTTAACCTTTACAGAGGGCCACAAAATACTTTTTACACGTTATACTCTTACATCAGCGAAAACATCTATTATACCGCAATTTATAGAATGCTTAGAGGTTCTTGGCTACGGCTCAGAAACGTTTGAAATAACAAATGATACTATAACTAATAAACATACAGGAAGTCAAATATTATTCAAGGGTATTAAAACAAGTTCAGGAGTTCAAACAGCTTCTTTAAAGTCTTTAACAGGTATTACAACCTTTGTAGTAGATGAAGCTGAAGAGCTTGTAGATGAGCAAGTATTTAACAAAATAGATTATTCGGTACGTGTTAAAGGTATTCAGAATAGGGTTATCCTAATAATGAACCCGGCAACTGTTGATCATTGGATTTATAAAAGATGGTTTTTATCTAATCAAGAGAATACTACCTACATTCATACAACCTATTTAGATAATATTGATAATCTGAATGAAGATGTAGTAGCAAGATTTGAACAGTTAAAAGAATCTAATCCTAAAGAATATGAACACGTAGTACTAGGAGGATGGAAACTAAAAGCTGATGGGGTTATTTTCGAGAACTGGGAAACAGGCAATTTTGATAATTCTTTACCTTTTATCTTTGGTGCTGATTATGGTTTTACTAACGATCCAAGTACATTGATTAAAGTGGCCTTAGATGAGAAAAGAAAGCTAATCTACTGCGAAGAAAAGCTATATAAAAAGCATCTAAGTACAGACCAACTAAAAAGCATTTATAAGGACATTGTAGGCTCTAATTTAGTTGTATGTGATAGTGCTGAACCTCGACTAATAAACGACCTAAAACAGTCAGGAATTAACGCTATACCTTGTATTAAAAAAGGGGGCTCAGTTCTTAGTGGTATCCAGGATTTACTAGGTTATAAGCTTATAATTTGCGGTAACTCTCCAAACTTAATTACAGAGCTTAATAACTATGAGTGGATTGATAAGGGAACTAAAACTGTTCCTATTGACGATCATAACCATTTGATTGACCCGTTAAGATATGCGAAAAATAAATTAGATAATAAGTTTTTTGTTCTATAATTCGTATATTGTAAGTATAAAGAGTTGCGGCCACAACTAATTATAAAAGATATTAATACCTTATGGGAGTAAGTATGGCCGTACTGAAACCATGAGGTTTTTTGTTTTTATGACTTTAGAAGAATTAAAAGAAGAATGGAGCAGTATTGTTATATCAGATAAATATGATTTTATAAAAAGTAAAAAAATACAAATATGTATAGGTATATCTTCAAATTTTGAATCCATTAATAAATGGAGAAAATATCATATTAAAAGCTATTTATACATGGTTAATAACCATTCATTTAATGATATGCAAATTTTATGTTGTAAACACATGAATTACCCAGACTGTTACCCTGTTAGATCATTAATAAAACATAAAATAGAAGATAATGAATATAAGACAGTAAGTATTTTTAGAAGTAAAAACAGTAGGTTATATGATTTAATAAAAACAGCAAACGAGTTAGATTTTTTAAGACAAAAAATAAGCAATAGACAATATGAAAAACATTCATATAATGGATGTGAAAAGGAGGCTATAAAATATTCAACTAGATCAGAGTGGAGAAAATATTCTGAATCAACATATAGAAAAGCTGAAAGAGAAGATTGGTTACCGTTATTGTGTAAACACATGAATAATTCATTAAAAGGATATGACAAACAAAAAACAGGTATTCTTTACATATTAGAAGTAACTTCTTTACTAGGTTGTAAATGGTATAAAGTTGGAATAACAAACAGAAGTATAAAAGATAGATACACATCTAAAGAAAGAAAGTTTATAAAAGTAATTAAAGAAGATACTTACCATATAGGCCAACAACCATCATTAATTGAATTAAACATTAAAAGACAATTAAAAGGTAATGAGATACCTAAAAACATATTACCTTTAGACTCTGGCCATAGCGAAACATTCAAAACAACTAAAGAACAAATACTTGATATTTACACTAAGGAGAAACAAAAACTAAAAAATATCTATACTTTTAGTCAATTATCATTAAATTTATGAATGATAACAAAATATTATTTTGATTCTTACGTATAAAACAGAATAATATTTTTTTCTTTAAATAAAAAAAGGCCTTTATGGGGTTTATAGATAAAGCTTTAAAATCTTTAGTTAACAAATCAGTTGCTAAGTCTGTTAGTAACCCTACTTTTATACCTCTTAATTCCTATTATGATATTTTAGGGAACTATTCTAGTTTCGATTATTCAGAATATGGAGATAATAAGCTAATCAATGAGGGTTATGCTTCAAATACTCACCTTTATGCTATCATTAACAAGCTTCAAAACTTGTCTAGTAATGGTAAGTATAAAGTGATGGTAAATACTCCAGATGGCCAAGAAGAAGATACTGAAAGCGATTTATACCAATTATTACAGCAGCCTAACGATAATCAGACTTGGGATGAGTTCTTAGAGGCTGTTATGACTATGTTACCTGTTACTGGTGATTTGTTTTTGTATGGTGCTGCTCCTATTGGATTTGGTAATAAGATAATGGATTTGTCAGTAATACCGTCTAATATTACAGATGTAGTAGTTTCTAATACTACTTATGAGGTGCTAGGTTATCAAACTACTTTATACGGTAAAACAAAGACTTATAATACTGAAGAGGTTTATCATGGTAAACTTTATAATCCAACTGTATCAGGTTTAGAGGGCCACAGGGGAATGAGTCCTTTACAAGCTGCTTATGCTTCTTTAGATACGGATAACCAAATCTTTAACGCTAAGAGAAACTTCTACAAGAATAACGGTACAAATGGTATCATTTCTAGTGGTTCAGATGTTTCTACTTTAGGACCAGATGAAGCCAAGCAATTAGATGAAGCTTTAAAGAGAAGAATAGCAGGATCACATAAGGCAAACTCTTTAACTGTTACAGGTGCAAATGTAAACTATACAGCTATGGCAACGCAGGCAACTTCAATGCAGGTTTTAGACAGTGGTG